TCATCCATGATGTGCTTTAGTCTTTCATTCTGCTCTACTGGGTCTTGGATATGGTCAATAGCAGACTTGTCTATTGTGATAAACTGCTTAGTCATTGAGTCTTCAAGACTGATGCGGTTGTTCATGCTGTTGTACTTCATGCGTATTGGTTGCTTGAGCGAAGTAAACCTGCTTGCGCCCCAGATACCGTATGTCTTTCGTAGCTTGTTGTCAATAAACCAGTTAGAGCGTGCGTCTATCTTGATGTGTAGAATCTCTGATGCAGGTATTTCAACCTCATACTGTGAGCCCTCTCTGACCATGTACTTTTCAGCGTTGATTATTGGGTTGTCATAGTCAGCTACGAAGTAGCTACCCAAACCACCACGACCATCTACTATAGTGATTTGCTTGATGGGTAGGCTTTGTATCTGTGTGATTCCCACGCCTTGCCTTCCGACTATTTTGTTGATGTCGTTTCCATACACCATGAGGTTGCGCATAGCGTTTATCATGATTTCATCAAACTCTATGCCGTCTTCGACTAGCGTTCTTATGGCATCTCTGATACGTGAGTTACGCCCCTTACTGTAATTTATACTGTAGTTGTTCCCAGTCAAGCTTACTGCCCTTACTGCACCGTTAAGCTCTGGGTCTAGCTTCAGCATATTATCGTAGAGGTCAAACTCATTGTCGTGGTTGCTGTCTTTTCTCAATCGTTCTGTATCACGCACTATGTCTGGTATTCCAGCTACCGCATTGAACGGCTCATTGACTATACCGATTCTTTCTATCATTGGGTTTTTGACCTCTTCACTTGCTATTAGCCCAAATAAATTCCACGGGCTACGCTTCTCTGCCATGCTCATTTGAAATTAAAAGTGCCTTATAATCATTGGGTTATTTTTTTTATTGTTTTTGCTATTTACTGAAAGAATTAATCGTTATACTGCTCTATTTTTTTCTTTTTTTTGATTTTTTTCTATAGTATGGAGAAGTTACCTTCGGTAACTATAGTACAGTAATAGCTAATACAGTAAGTTTTGGGCGCTTTTTACAGACATACTATTGAAGAAATAAAAATAATTCGTGGTAAGCTTTCGGTGTAGCGTTTTATTTTTTCTGTAAAAGTTAAAATTAATAAAAAAATTAAACCAATGGTTATAAGAGAAACAGTCTACCATTGTATTGTGAGCCGGGAAGCGTATTTCACCAACGGAAAAGAATTGATAGAAAAGTTTGCTAACGACAGACCTTTTGCTTCTGCGACTGAATTTGCTAAGTTTCTCTATGAAATAGAGCCAGCTAGAAGCTTGGAGGCTTGGCGAGCAGCAGTAAATAGATGGCTCAAAGATGGTAACACTTTACGTGACATAGATAGTTATGTTGATAACTCTACTACTACAACTCGTATATACTACGACAAAGCAAACGACAAGTACATTGTAATGTTGGAGTCTAATGATGGTATGCTTGTAGTTGATGGTGAAAAGCACCGGGCTATGAAAAAAGCATACTCTGATGTTGGTGGTGGTCTTACATACGAAGAGATGTCTAGAGAGTTTGACATGCCCGGATTGTGGATTAGTGAGTATATACGTGTCAATGGTTGGAAACATGCTATGCAGCCGTTTACAGATGAAGAGGTATTCAGTAGCACACTTGACGACATGGTAGATAATTTCTTAGACCTTAGAAAAATAGAGATTCTAAAAAAGGCAGAAAAGAAAAAGTGGAGGCAGATAGAAAAGGATGCAGAGCAGTACAACATTCTTAGAGAAACCTTGAGCAATGATTTCTTTGAGATGATGGCTAATCACAAACCAGCTAGTGTAAAGCGCAAGCCCATGAAGCACACAACAGATTATGCTGTGGTTCTTTCCCCTACTGACCTGCACTTTGGTAAGTATGGTTGGGTAGATGAGGTAGGCGTTACTTACAATCTTGATGAAGCTAAGGCTAGGGTTCTTACAAAGACTGAGGAGCTATTGGCTAGGTTGCCAAGCAAGCCAGAAAAATTCTTTGTGGGCATTGGTTCTGACTGGTTCCATGTAGATAATGATGTCGGACAGACTACCAAAGGCACAGCACAGGACATGGCTGCTACACCAGCTCAGATTCTTATGGAGGGTTGCGACCTAGCACGACAACACATTGACTTGCTACGCACAGTTAGCGATGTCGAGCTTGTGTTTATGGGTGGTAATCACGACAGACACACCAGCATCATGTTGATGTTGTATCTTGAGGCTTACTACAATTCCTGTGATGATGTCACAGTAACGGTTAGCCCACATGTTAG